CGCCACCTTGAGGACGCAACCCGCGTGGGCCGGCAAATCCCTGTCAGAACGCTTTGCCAAAGTCACCGAGATGGTCGAGGCCGCACTTGGGCCGATTGATCTGCCGGGCGCAAAGCCAGCTTCACAAAGTGCCGAGGACTTGAAAGCAGCCGCGAAGGCCAAAGCCGACGCTGCCGCGAAGGCCAGCCGGACGAATGTGCCGACCTCGCTTTCCGAGTTCCCGGTTGGACAGCACGCAGCGCAGGACGAACGCGAAGCCGCAGAGAGCATGACCGCTCTGCAACTGGCCGAAAAGTTCTCCTCGATGACCCCTGACCAAATGGATGCGTATTTCCGAAACCTATAACTCTGAGGATTAAAAAATGGCTACCAATGTGCCAGTTGGTTCCGCCCTTGCGCGGAAAATCTACTCCGTGGGTCTGTTTACCCGCGTGCAACACGCTCCCGGCTTTATGAATCTGCTTTCCGGCGAAATGCCGAAAGAAGGTTCGTTTGCCGCCAAGACCAAGGGCCAAACCAGCCCTGACTACCCCATCGTCAAGGCCGGTGACCTGGCCAAAGGCGCTGGCGACACGGTGAGTATCGACCTGTTCAACATCCTGCAAGGCAAGCCGGTGATGGGCGACACCCGCATCGAAGGCCGCATGATGCAGCTCACCTATTCCAGCATGGACGTGAAGATCGACCAAGTTCGCGGCGGCGCGGATTCCGGCGGTCGCATGACCCAAAAGCGCACTGTGCATAACCTGCGCAACATCAGCATGGCCGGCCTTCAGGCGTGGATGCAGCGCCTCGAAGATCAGACCGCGCTGGTGCATTTGGCCGGTGCTCGTGGCTCGCAATCCACGACCGACTGGGTGGTTCCTGCCGCTTCCGACCCTGATTTTGCAAACGTCATGGTCAATACGGTCAAAGCCCCGACCAAAAACCGCTACTTCTGCGCTAACGATGCCACCGACGTTTCGGACATTGGCACCAATGACGCGCTCACGCTGCAAGACGTGGATCGCATCGTCGCTCAACTGCGCGAGTCGCCCGTTGTGCTGCAATCGGTTCGCATCAAGGGCGACGACCGCGCTTGGAACGATCCGCTGTGGGTGATGTTCGTCACCGAACGTCAGTGGCTCTACCTGCAAGCCCGTACCAGCCAAACCACTTGGCGTCAGGCCGTTCAGTACGCTTTCGAGCGTAAGGCCACCGGCGTCAAGCACCCGCTGTTCGACGCTTACGAAACGATCATGTGGAACGGCGTGCTCATCAAGCGCATGAACCGCTACGCGATCCGCTTCGCAGCCGGCGACTCCGTGGTGAAGGACACTGGCGGCGCTGACGGCGGCACCTACACCGAATCCACGGTGACGGCTGCCCAACCGACCGACCGCGCCATCATCGTCGGCGCCCAGGCGCTTGCGAAGGCTTACGGCAAGTCGGCTTCCGACTACTTCTACGACTGGTCGGAAAAAGAAGTCGACCACGGCAACAGCATCGAAACCGTTTCCGCTGCCATGTGCGGTTCCGCCAAGATCCGTTTCAAGATCGACGGCGCCGACACTGACTTTGGCGTGGCGGTAATGGACAGCTACGCGCCGGATCCCGCTTCTGCCGCTGGCCGCACCCTGCTCGGCTCGTAATTGAATGGGGGCTTCGGCCCCCTTCTAAACCCGTTTTGGAGAACTGATATGGCAACGATTAACGCCCCCTCTCTGTTGGACACCGTGTATAGCGGCGATTGCCCGCTGGCTAACGCTCACGGCTACATCACCCTTGCCTCGGCCGCTTCTGCTGACAAGGTTCGTTTGAACAAGGTCTATGCCGGCACCAAGATTTACGACGTGCGCATGGTCAATGCCGCGCTCGGCGCCAGCACGACCGTTTCCCTTGGCTACGAGTACGTCAATGGCGAAGCTGGCGGCGGTGCTACCGCGCTGCTGGCCGCGACCTCCACCTCGTCGGCTGCTTCGACCCGTCAGGCCGCCATTGCTCCGATTACGCTTCAGTACGACGCGTACATCACGGCCACCGTTGGCGGCGGCACTGCCACCGGCCAGCTTGACGTGGTGACGACCTACGAATTCAAGGGCAAGTAATTGCTGTACTCCTGAGTGAGTGAGGTTCGGGGCGGCTCCGGTCGCCCCGTTTTTTTGGAGAAAATCGCATGATCAAACTGATTGCATTGCGCTACGTCGGCAAAAAGCCCGCCGCCTACGACAACATCGCCCGTTCTGGCGTGACCTGGAAGGGCCACGGCGACGTTCAAGAAGTCAATGACGCACAGGCCAAGCTGTTGCTCAAGTATCCAGATCAGTGGGTGCTGGCCAACAAAAACGACCAAGCTGCTATTGACGCGCCGGTGTCCATCACCGTTGAGGACGAGGACGGCGACAGCGTGGCTATTGACCCCGAAGCTCTCACCAAGCCGCTCGAAAACATGAGCAAGGCCGAATTGAAGGCGCTCGCGCAAGAAAAGTGGGGGCAAGAACTGGATGCGCGCAAATCGACCAAGGCCATGATCGACCAGATCGAAGAATGGCAGCGCGATCTTGAACCGAAAGCACCCGGTTTGTAAGAGTCGAATAGCCCGCGCGCCGTCATAATGATTTGACCGAAATAGCACCCACAAAGGCCCGGCACCGTGGCAACGATCAAGTATTCCGATCTGTTGGATGAAGTCCTGCCGCACTTGGCGGCAGACCCGTCTAACCCCGTCACGGAAAACGCAATCAAGCGTGCGGTGATCGAGTTTTGCCGTGAATCGTGGGTGTGGAAATTTCTGCCCGACCCGCAGAGCGTTGTGGCCGGGGAAGCCTTCTATGACCTGGAACCGGACACCGGAACCGATGTTGCAGCGGTGATTGGCGCAGCCTACAACGGCGTACCGCTTATCAACAAAACGCTGGATTGGCTTGATGGTGAGTTGCCCAACTGGCGCACCACCTCGGCAACGCCAAAGTATTTCACGCAAGTGGATACCGAGCAGATCGTTTTGGCCGCATTGCCCGATGCCAACATCACCAACGGTCTGACGATGACGCTTGCGCTGCAACCAGCACAAGCTACCACCAGCTTCCCCGGCTGGATTTGGAGCCAGCACGTTGAAGAAATAACGGCCGGCGCCGTGGCACGCCTGATGCTGATGCCGGGCAAACCTTGGACGGATTTGGCTACCGGCGCCGACCGTCGCCGGGTGTTTGACAACGCTATTGCCAACGCTCGAGCTTCTGCCGTTCGCGCATTGTCGCGGGCTGACATTCGCGTGAAGTCACATCACTGAGGCGCACATGGGAACCCTATCAACCGCCTCCGTGATCTACAAAGTGCAGACCGTGTTGCAGGACTTGACCGGCGTGCGCTGGTCGGATGTCGAATTGCTGGGCTGGCTTAACGACGGGCAACGTACTGTCGTTATGTACAAGCCCAATGCCTACGTCAGAAACGTGTCAGTGTTGATGACGCAGGGAACCAAGCAATCGCTTCCGGCAGACGGGGTGCAACTGGTCAATATCCCTCGAAACATGGGTGCCAATGGCACCACACCGGGTCGGGTGGTGCGAATTGTGCAGCAAGAAATGCTGGATGCGCGGCTGCCCAATTGGCATGGTGCCGCAACAGAATCGGAAGTGCAGCACTACGTTTATTCGGTGCTCGACCCAAAGACGTTCTACGTCTATCCGCCCAACACTGGGACGGGATACGTTGAAATTGCCTACGGCGCGGAACCGCCGGATGCCACGCTGGGCGGCGCCATTACGCTCGACAACATCTACCAAACGATGTTGCTCGACTACATGCTGTATCGCGCGTTCAGCAAAGACACAGAATTTGCCGATCAGTCGCGTTCCACCGTGTATTACAACGCCTTCCTCGCATCTCTGACCGGCAAAGCGCGTGTTGAAGTGGGGGCCAACCCCAACGTGCAAGCCCCCGCCAACCCAAGCAACCTTACGCAATAGGAGTTTGAACCATGCCTGGATTTTCCAAAGCCCTCGCGCAATCCATCTTCGATGCCACCCTGGCCTCGACCCGCACCAGCCTCAGCGCCAAGCCCGGCGTGTGGATGAGCCTGCATACTGCCGCCCCGGATGACACCAGCGGCGGCAATGAAGCCACCTACTCCGGCTATGCCCGCGTCAATGTGGCCGCGCTGATGGCCTCCAGCACAACCGGCGCCGCTCCCGAGCAAAGCGTTCGCGCAACCAACACCGGCGACATTAACTTCCCGGCCTCAACCGGCGCCACGCAGACCGTCACGCACTGGGCGATCTGGTCGGATCAAACGCTTGGCACCAGCGCGTACCTGATGTATTCGGGCTCGCTCTCGTCCAGCCGCAGCGTGCAATCCGGCGACGTGGTGGTGATTCCGACCGGCCAATTGGTTATTGACCTGACCTAATCATGGCCGGCCTGTCGAAGTATTTGGCGTTCGCGCTGTTCAATATGTCACTGAACCCGGTGAGGGCAAGTTTTACCCCGCCGGATGGTCTGTGGCTTGCCCTGCACACCGCGTCGCCAAGTGATTCGACTTACGGAAACGAGGCGACTTTTGGCGCGTATGAGAGGCAGCCGTTGAACAGTTTGACGGCGACCCCTTTGGCCGAAGGCGCTAACGGCAACGTCGATGTGCTTGTCACCAACGGCTCGGCGCTGGTGTTCCCGGCTTCTACAGGCCCGACTGGACAAACCATCACGCATTGGGCCATTTGGGACAGCGCAACCGCCGGCGACGGCAACATCCTTTACTCTGGCGCGCTTGGATCGTCGCGTTTGGTTGTAAGCGGTGACAGCGTGGTTGTGCCTGAAGGAAACATTGCGATCACCATTAAATGAGTGGCAATGTCCTTAAACGGAGAAAGATCGCATGCCAACCGGAATAACAAGCAGTGCGATCAACTCCGGCGCAATCAACGTCACTTCGTTTCCAGGTAGCGAAGAAGGGCAAACGCTCGTCGAACTGACGGGAACCGCTGAGGTTGTATGCGAACTGTCGAGCATCAGGCTTCGACTGACCGCAACCGCATCAACGCAAGCAAAAAGCACTGGGTCGGCATCAACTACGCGCCGCGCCGAATTGACGGCAAGCACAACCTGCCAGGCCATCATTTCGTGCAATGCCTACAACAACATTGCGCTTGGCGTGTCGGCAACACCCTCTGCCATTGCCACCGCTTCACCGCGCTTGGTATTTCGCTTTTCTGCAAACACAACTGCGCAATCCCAAAGCGCGGAAAACGGAAGTTTTGTGCGTGCGGCCAATGGCGCGATTGCCAACGCAGAAGCGGCTACGGCGGCAATTCCAGGCGGGTCGCTTGTGTATCGCGGGGCAACCGCTGTGGCCTCGGCAGTGGGTGAAGTCAATGCGCTGCGCAAAGTGCCGTCTTACGCGGAAATTGTGGCGCGGTGCAGTGCTTCCGCAAATGTCACCAGCCGCTACCGTATTGGTGCAGAAACAGACCCCAGCGCCATTGCAACAGCAAACAGCGAACGGAAAATTGCGCTGAATGCGGCGTCTGTTTGCTATGCAATCGGAGCCGCAAGCCCATTGACCAAGCTGAATCTGCAACCCAGCGTGCAAGCCGCCCAAGCCGCATCAAATCCGGTGCTCGCTGGTAGCGTTCTTTTTTTTGGCGCGCAAACACAGGCGAATGCGGCAAGCAGTGCAACAATCGGCATCACATACGTTTTGTCAGCACAAACAACTGCCGCAGCAATTACCCAGTCGGCCGCCTCTGATTATGCGACTGCAATGCCGGCACCAAGCGAACGATTGATGGTTGTGCAGGGCTCTGAGCGCCGGATGGAGGTGACTGAATGATTCTTGGAAGATTCTATAAACAGCCGGCCGAAACACTGGACTTCGACATTGATTTTTCGCAGTTCTTGTCTGATGGCGATTCGTTGGTTTCAACCGGCAATCCGCCCGTCCCTTCGCCGCTTGATGTGGCTGTCACGCCGTCAGGGCTGAACCTTGGCCCGACCTTTGTGTTGAATGGCAAGACGGTCAAGCAATGGCTGTCCGGTGGTACTGACGGTGTTAAATACAAAATCACGCTGACCGTGACCTCGAATGCAGGCCGCGTTAAGCAAGTGGAATTTGTCGTGCGAGTAAAGGACGAGTGACATGGGAACATTACAGTTCAAAAACAATGCGAGCACGACCCTTTCCGGCTCGATCAATAATTCGCAAACGGCAATCACCGTCACCAACGGCGCCAACTTTCCTGTCCCAGCGGGCAGCGATTACTTCTACGCAACCATGTACGAAGTATCGAGCGGAGATGAAATCAACATTGAAATCGTCAAAGTCACGGCGACCAGCGGCAACAACTGGACTATTGTTCGCGCACAAGACGGCACTTCCGCGCGCTCGCGCGACGGCGTAGCGACCTGCTACGTTGAGCAACGCATGACGGCTGCTTCGGCGCAGCTCATGCTTCAAAAAGACAACAACCTTTCCGACGTTGCCAGCGCCAGCACCGCCCGCACCAATCTCGGCCTGAGCTCAATGGCCACGCAAAGCGCCAGTGCCGTTGCCATCACCGGCGGCACTATCAGCGGCGTGTCTATCACTGGAGTGGATTCGACCACGACCATCGCGGATAACACCGACCCGACCAAACAGCTTGCGTTCGAGATTTCGGGCGTCAGCACCGGCACCACGCGCACGCTGACCATTCCTAACGCCAGCGGCACGATTGCCCTGACCTCGGATCTGTCGGCCGGCTACCAGCCGCTTGACTCTGACCTCACCGCATTTGCCGGTCTGTCGGCCAACGGCCTCGTGGCGCGTACCGGGGCGGGCGCCGTATCGGTTCGCAGCATCGACCAGCCGGCGGCCGGTATCACCGTCACCAACGGCGACGGCGTTTCTGGCAACCCGACTATCGGCCTTGCCAATGACCTCGCGGCCGTCGAAGGGCTTTCCACCACCGGCTTTGTTCGCCGCACTGGCGCCGATACTTGGTCGGCCTCGGCCATTGTCGATGGAGACTTGCCTTCCGCGCTCACCGGAAAGACCTACAACGGCCTGACGCTGACTGCCAATGCAACGGGTTTTACCGTTGCGGGCGGTACGACCAGCAAAACGCTCACCCTAAATAACAGCATCACCCTGGCCGGCACCGATGGCACGACGATCACGCTGCCCAGCGTGACCGGCACTGTGGCGCTCGACAACCAGACGATGTACCTGGGCACAACGGCGGTGGCGATCAACCGCGTTTCGGGTTCGCTTACCCT